AGAAGTTTGGAATGTATAATTGATTAAATCACCATCATTAAATCCATGATTATTAGATTTAATAATATTTGTGATTGTAGATATACCAACTGGATGAACTCTGAGTTTTCTATTGGTAAAACCAGAACCAGGATTTAAAACTTTAATTTCAGAAACAACATTTTGCTCATCAAATGTTCTAAACTTATGAATACCACCGGTGTTAACAGTAGTAAAACCAACTGTATTAATACCTGCAGAATAATCAGCTAGATTTTTGTATAAGTAAATGGATTTTGTATTAATAATTTGTGGATAATAAATTCCACCATTCACCAAATTATCATTTTGATTTGTATTTGATCCACCAAAAGAACCAATACCAAGAGGTAGGTTACCACTAGAACTATAAACAATTCTTTGACCATCAACTAGGTTGTGGAAGTTTTCAAACGTTAGAGCATCGTTAACAATATCAATACCACCAGTTGCTGCAACACCAACTCTAGATGCGTTAAAAGGCATCTCTCTGAACTGTTTAGAAACAACTGCTTCTAAAACAGCATCTTTACCATTACCACCTTCTATAGTTGTTGATAGAACTCTATTAATACTAAAATCTTGTGGATCAACAACAACTTCTTTAACGGTGCCAGTAACAACTGTTTGTGCTCTTGCAGTTGTTCCTGTCGAAATAACAGGATCAGAAATTTCAAGTTGTGGTGGATTTAGAACATCATAATCTGCTCCACCATTCAAAACTTTAATATTATCTAATGGACCATAGTAAACCCTATCATCAGATTTATAGTTTTGAATTTCAACACCATTAATCATTAAACCAACAGGTCCAGGTTCTGTTGGTGTATTCTTTCCAGACTTAATATCAGGAACTAATGGGAAGTTTACTAATGATTTCTTTGCTTTTAAATTTTTATTATGATGTTGTTTTAAAGTAAATGTATGATTTGTTGTAGTATTAAATGCAGTATCTTGTAGTCCTACATGTTGACTCGTTCCAATGAATGAACGTGCATTGTATAATTTAATTCTATTTGTTCTAACAGGATTTGTATCTCTTATAACTTCAACATAGTAGACTCTACCAAATTCTAATCCAACAATTTTATCACCATCACCAGTATAAATTACTTCATCTCCCGTCATGAATGGAACATCATTGGCAAATGATAGTGTGGAATATGTTCCAAGAGTTGGGAAAAATCCTTGGTAAATATTATTTAAATTTGTTGTTGGTGTAATGGTAATTGTTGCTTCCGAAATTTCTTTCGTTATGTCATAATCTGGAAGTGAGTTTGATGCAACATACATCCCACTAGGTTTTTCACTATAAGTATTTTGAACATTGGATAAAATCTTATCGGATTCTAGTTGAATACCAGATGAAGTAGTATAATCAAACCTCTTACGTATGCTTAAATCTCTATTGGATGCAACGTTAATTGACTGATTTATCTGAACTTCCTTTCCATTTACAGAGGTAACAACTGCATTAGATACTACGATATTTTCAGCATTTCTATCTAAAATATCTACAGAATCATTTTTCTTAAGACTTGATTTATCTGCCGTTTCAAATAAAGTTACTGTATTATTTGAGAAACTTTCGATTTCATATCTTGTTCTAGTATTGTAAATCCAGGTATTGAAAGCAAATTGCTTATAATTTTCGTCATTATTGACAATACTGTCACCCAAATTTTTGACACTAATTAAATCATCATTGAATAATAATGTATATTGATCTTTATCCTCAATATCTGACATTACGCCAGTAATTCTAAGATCTACTCTCTTTGATGTATCACCATCTTCATATCCATAAACAGTATCAGTTTGTGAATATGCAAGAGTTCCTGGTGTAATTGCAGAAGTAATTCCACTGCAACCAAAAAATTGATTGATACTCTTATCTGTATATTCTATCTTTTGATCATTAACATTTATAATACCCGTTTGACCAAAACCAATAGTGCTGTCTACGGTAACTACTGAAGATCCAATAGAAACATTATCAGAAATTAAACTATTGGGTGTAATATTAAATGTTCCTTCAATTAGACTTTTCTCATTGTAGCCAGAGAAAAGTTGAATTTTATAGAACGTTTTTTTATTTCTGGTAATAATCTCAACTTCTGATACTGGACCAGTAGCAGTATCTCTATAATTGCTGATCATTTGACCAACAAGTTTATTTGGATCACCAGAAAGTTGCTCACCAACAAGAACTCTTCTTCTTATAAACTCTGCATAAGAAGGTTTTAGAAGGAAATCTTCTAAGTTAATAACTTTAGGAACTTCATTATATAAGATTGCAAATAGAATTCTAAAAGATTCTTCGGTTCCTTTACTTTGATATAGATTACGAATCTGCTTGATGAGATTGTTTACATCAAGAGAACTCTCAAAACTAACATCTTCAAATCCAGGTGCAAGAAGATATTTTAATTTTCTATAAAACTCTTTAAGAAATAAAGAACTTAAATTTTTAACCTGAGTTCCAGTGGTATGAGAATCTGCTGCTGAAGATTCAAATACTAATTCTTCAGCATCTAGACGATCCCTATACGAGGTAATTCCACTAAATCCACGAATACATCCAGTAAAACTATTTGTGGTTATTCCAGTATATGTAATAATCTCATCATTTAGTCTAAAGAGACCATAATCTTTAGGGAAACCACCTGTAGTTGTTACGTTAATTGTAGTATCGGTAGACGTAACATTGGAAGTTATTGAAGTATGATCAGTTAAAATTTCTGGTGTTAAATTATTAAGACTTAGATATTGATCTAAATTCTCGACAATATCAATTGCACCTCCCCTAAATTCCTGGGAAGTATAATACTGCTTGAGAAAGTCTACGACTTTAGGGCTTTCATTTAAAATGAATTCTGGTAATTGGCTATCAATGACTTGCTGTACTTTTACCCTAGCGTCAAAACCAGTAGTGATCATATTTCCTCTCTATTACCTTGTTATTTTTCCGTTTAAGTAACTTGATTTCACTGGGAAGTTCACTCCAGAAATTTGCTCTCCAGAGGCAATCGTATCCTTAACCATATTTATAGTGCTTTTCGAGACATCGAAGATGAGATATAAGTCCTTCAAACCGATAACATCATTTGAATCTGGGATTGCTTGAATCTCTACAACGTTCTCTGGAAGATCTGTTGAAGTAATATTAATTGTATTGACAATGATTTCACCTTTCTTATAATCAACTGTTCCAATTGATTTTTTAACAACTTCAAAAGTATCTGGATCTAGTGTTGGTTTAACAATTGAAAGGATACCAATATCACTATTTTCTACTGGAACATCTAAGAAATATACAGTTTCTGCCTCACCAGCAACTTTAAATCCAGTGCTCTTAATACTAGAACCATCTAGTTTTTTAAAGAACTTATTACCAAAGCAAATTTCATATTGAGCAAATGTATTAGTAATACAATTCATATTCCTTCTCATCTTCACTTTAGTAATATTGGAAGTAATGGAAGTATCTACATTATCAATGATTTGAAGAACTTTACTATATCTAAATCTTCCACCAAACTTATTCATATCAACAGTTTTGGAATGTTTGGTTAGAGATGCTATGATACTTGATCTTAATGATGCAATATCTGTAATCTTAGAAGAATCATAGAAGACATCACTCTCAAGTTCAACAAATAGTAGTTTGAGATCTGATAATTCTTGTTTGACACCAGATACAGTGTATTGCTTCAGATCATTTAAAATTTGTGTTTTTGCGAAGTCGGAGATAGCATAACCATTTTTTGGTTTGATACTAATAACAACCTTACCAAACTCTGGTGGATCTAACTCTTCACCACCAACAACAGCAACTGATTCGGTGCTTGGGAATACCTGTTGTATGATTGCCTCATAATCCTTCGCTGTAACGGCACGATACTGCGATGAATACACTCTAGGGGCAAAGTATTTGATTGAATCAATTGGTTCAATTGAACCGCCTCCTATTGCCTTCTGAGTGGTTGTTACTGATGGTGTTGAGATTGGTGAAACAGTAAGACCGTTACTGTCCGTAGTTGTTCCAGAATACTTGAACAATGATGGTCCATTACCATTTTCACCATCAGTGACAATATAAGAAACTTGAATTACATCACCTGATGATAATTTTTTACCGATGATTCCATCACCGAAGAGAAGTTCATATTTTTCATCTGCAACTTCTTGAATTAGATAAATTTCAGATTCTTTATCAACAGTAATAATATTATCTACTTGCTTATACTCTTTTGTCCCAATTCTTACTTTAATAGTTGTTGTATCAATATTGGGATTATTTAAAATAAATCTTTGATCCTGAGAAGTATCTACAATAAACTCCTTTGTTAGATACGTTCCCTGACAAATTTCTAAATCAGTAAATGTTGCCTGATTATTAACGATATTGGCGCTCACATCGCCTGGAACAGAGAAAGTGTATGCACTGTTATTAACTGCTCCAACACACACTAAACCTGCCTTCAGGATCAACTGAGAGGCAGTTGTCGATACATCTACAGTAAAACTAACCGTTGCCTTTGCTGCAGTTTTTGATCTAGGGACATATCCAATATTTCTTGCTAAAGAAACAACATTCTCTCTGAGAGTTGCCGAATCCAAGAAGGATTCATTAGCAACCATGTTAGAGTTGAATGCTGTAATATACGTATTATATGCTAACGTATCGATCAGAACAGAAAAGTTAGATCCTTCAAAGTCAAAATCCGTGAAATCAGAATTAGCACGGAGATAATCTTTGATAGATGTTTTTATCTGATCAAAATCTAGATTGGTAAACTTAGTAAAAGGCATTATTTTATCTG